AAAATGAACCAGATACCGATTCGGATCTGGCATGGTCTGTTTATTCCCGACGATCACTTGTCGAGGATTCACAGGGTATTCGACTTCTCCAGATTGGAGAGCAATCGACGTAAGTTGCTTGCCGTTACCACTGAGAGTACTCAAGTAGTTTACAGGATTAGCGAACTCGATATTCTCTGCCGCTCGAGCAAAAATCATCACCGGAATGGTGTTGGTTGCCATCGGACCAGAGAGTGGATTCACCACACGCATGGTGATAATGCCATTAGCTCCCGAAATGGGAGTGATGGCAGCACCATTTGTGAGATATTGTCCAGGACTGGTATTGTATGCCAAGAAAGTAGTCGCTTGTGCGTAAGGCACGCGAAATTCTACTTCTTGCTCAGCACCAATGTCTATAACTTCGTTAAAAACAGTGGTATAGTCGGGTACCGTAGTGGAAATGTTATTTGTTGGGTCCCAAGTTATGCGAACACGTCCCTTGTGGAAACGCGTACAAATAAAACGAAACTTAAAAATAATATCACCACGCCAATATTTAAACATCTGAGCGACATATGACATAGGAGGGTATTGGTAAGGAACTGTAGCAGTGCCAAGGGATCCTTGAAACACCATGTTGGGCGAAACATTCGCCACAAACGTGAGTGTATCAATAGAGTCCGAAGAAGACATTGTAGCATTCCCAACCCACGAGTCTCTACCAGCCAAATAGGCCAAGTTCAACTCATCAGTACCGTCTAGACCCACCGTCCGAGGATCAATACAAACCTCGTTCTTGGGGTCAACGACAGCACGATCGTTTGGAACGGATACTTCGCAAGAAGCGTTGTGAGGAAAAGCGAGAGGCTTCATTCCATCAACAGTATCCATATTGGGGACATTGGTAAATCCAAGTGCGGAAGCAAACTTAGAAAATACTGATGCCACAGTCGAAGTGGCTCTCATGTATGGTCCAATAAGTGGAATACGTGACATCGAACCAGTTGCTTCAGCAACAGCAGAAGCAATCTGTGATGGTTTATAATCAAACTCATCAGATTGGAGAGCCAATTTGGTCGTAGGAGCATGAAGTTTGATATCTTCTGCCCACGCATACACATTGACCAGGATCGAAGTTCCTGTAGTCCCGTTTGCGGAATTCAATCCCGCATAGAGACAAGGGACAATGGTTCCCATGTCAATGGTATCTTGATTGGAGGTAATATTCAACCAGTTCTTGTGATAGAAAAAAGGAAGAGTAATTTCTCCACCCTGACATGTCTGGGGAAAAATCCAGACACCAGGCCGCTGCGAGTATGGAATCAATTCACCCCCATAACCATCAGCAACGATGGTCGTACCATTCAGATTTTGCAATGGACTATATGAAAAGTACATAGCACCTGAATAGAAAGGGGAAGCATTAACAACAAATTTCAATTTCAATTTACAATTGATGAAAGTATAATTGTTAATTTTGTTTTTAATAGGTGTACTATTAAAAAATAAATTCCATGGATTCCATGGTGTGGTGGTTTTGAAACTGTCCGTCTCAGACCAAGTATGAGTTTTAATCAATACAGGGCGAGATAGATATTTAGCCAATTCCACCTCCGGCTGTTGATCATGCAAATTGGTACACATCATGTCATTCACTGACCATGAAGTACCTGGCGTTTCGTCAAGAAATTCTACGACAGTAGATGAGGTTGTCTGAGTTGTCTCTGCTCCTTGAAGAACAGTCTCAGATTCATCCGACTGAAGTTGTAAAGTATAATGAAGAATATCTTCATGCGCCTCTGAGTGAGACGCGTACTGCTGAGAATCTAGTTCCTCGGCGCGACTTTGGTGAACCTCTTTGTCCACGTGACCATGATAATTGGAAACAAATTTAAAACTATCGGGGTTGTTAGCCCGCGGTAGAGTGGAGCCTAGCCCCAGAAACGGATTTTTGGGTTTGGGCAAATCCGAGCCCTGCAGGTGTCTAACCCGCAATTTTGAATTCTCTAAGAATTCATCTTTGAGTTGGTCCCACATGGGGAGTGGAGTATCCATATACTCCTCCAAATCCAACTCAGCGATCCACTCCAGGAACATCTTCCGTTTTTCAAGAAAAATTTTCTTGCCATACCAAAAATATTCCCGAGTTGCGGTATTCAACACCGCACACGCCTGGATTTCAGGGCTCACTGTTTTTGAGCGAACACACATTGTTAACATCTTAGCAATGGAGTCATGCTCAATAGGGCAAACCATAAAACCCAGTTCCGGTTCAAATCGCCACGAGCGACGCAAAAATGTAGCTTCACTTATAGAAATAAATGGCACACTAACAGCAGTTTTCTCTGCCATAGTAAATTCAATATCTATATCTGCCAACACCTTTTGCATCACTGTATGATTCAACCATGTGCAATTCGGGCTAACCCCCATAATCATATCATCACCATACGTCATCAAATTAATGTGGCGCTTAAAATCTTCGCAAGTGCGACGGGGATGAGTTTGAGTGTAGCAATAGCGCACATACAAGCTATTAGCTAAACCATTGATAATCACTGTCAAGGGATGTCCAGAAGGATTCGTTCCATAACAGCGGATCAATTCTCCATGAAAATCAATAGTGGGGAAAGCAGTATCTTCAGCTATACCTGAAACCACTCTCAAATCTTTGTCATTCCATCCAGCATGTTTCAAAATATGTTTAATAATTTGAAAAGCCGCAAGAATAACACTAGCGGGCATACGTTTATCAAATTTACCATAATCGCCAGCGACAATTCTGTCGTCACCGAAGTACGTAATATATTTGTAAATATCATCCCACTCAGTGGACTGAGCAATAGTTCCAGGCCCTGCTTCGAAAAGAAAGCGATTCTTCTGAATCACTCTAATTGTCGAAAGCAGATACATTCGAACAACTAAACTCCAGGGTAAGGGGGCACCACAAAACACTCGTGTCTTACCATCAACAATCTTTTGATGGTTTGTGGGTTCATCCTTCAACGAAGCAGTGAAGACAGGGCAATAAACTGTAGAATTCTCATACAGATTTATTATCTTATCCATTTCTGATTCAATTTCTGAAGTAATAGTGACAGGATGTTGATAATCTCCAAATGGAGCAATCTTCTTCAAGAAATACTTCTTGGATTTCCGAAAAGGAAACCCAGCACTAGTATTGCGTTGAAGCTTATCAACATAGGCTAAACCGGGGCAACCATTGATAGCCGTATTTAAGTCATAGACTTTCAGTTCATCCAAATCATCTTTGGTTAACTTACTCACTATTTCTTGAGTAAACATAGCGACACAATGGTCAAGAATCGTAAGATCAATGTGCGTTACAGGGCGAGCCATGTCTAACATAGCACGACGCCATGGAACATACGAATTCATCAAGGGAGGTCCCGTCTTACACACATAGCCTGCTTCAATAGCTTGCTTGTGCATATGAGTTGGGACGACGCGAGACTTCAGCATTCCTCGAAAACCAGCCAAGGAACCAAACACTTGCATTGTACCTTGTTCAATATATCGAACAGTTGCTTTCTT